AACTATGGACAGTTAGAAGAGATGAGCTACAATGAACGATTCGCATTCTTGTTAGGTTTTGAGATATCTCTTAATACAGTAGAAACTATTAAACAAAAAGAATTTGATAAAAAGTACGGAGATATCAAACCGAATTATTATTTTGAACAATTGATGAGTGCTACTCAGAGAGGGAAATAACAATGAACCTTACTATATTTTTAAAAAATGGAAAAATATTAAAATTTGGAAATGTGACAAACTTGAAGAGAAATAACAACTTCCGTTTTGTTATTACTTTTAATTACACAAGTGAGTTTGAAGGTCAAAAGCAAAGAGCGATTTTTAGCACTAAAGACGTGTTAGGCTTATCGGTTAATAAGGAGGATTTCAATGTTGATAGTTTATTCTAAACCAAATTGCATCCAATGTGAGATGACTAAAATTTGGCTAGATCAAAATAAAATTCCATACGATACAGTGGATGTGATTGAAAATCCGGAAGCATTAGAGGAAATTAGATTACTTGGATTTAAAAGCATGCCAGTAGTTACACTAGATAAAAATTTCGATAATGCCTGGGTAGGTTACAACTTAGATAGATTACTAGAATTAAAGGAGCTTGGATAATGGAAAGAATGAGTCCAGAAGAACGAATGGTATTAAGACTAATTCCAGTAAGCGATACTCGAAGAATTAACCGTGTGGACATTTCAAGTATTACTAAGCTGTCGGAACGTAGAGTTAAGAAAGTAATTGATACGTTAGTTAATCGATACGGAATTGTGATCATCGGAGAACGTAACGGCAGAACTGGATACTATATTCCAGAAACAGACGAGGCTCGTAAGGACGGAATTAAACCTATGAGGTCTCAAGCAATTAAAGAATTCAAACGAGTGAGCCGAATTTTAAAAGGCGATTTGAAAGCTCATGAGAAATATTTGGAGGTAAGTAAATGATTAATAACGTTGTGCTAGTAGGCAGATTAACAAAGAAACCAGATCTAAAATTTACAACAACCGGTACTAAGTACACGCAGTTCAGTGTTGCAGTACAAAAGAAATTCAAAAATCAAAATGGTGAATACGAATCAGATTTTATCAATTGCTTGATGTGGTCTACTGCTGCAGAGAACTTTATTAAGTTCACGAATAAAGGTTCACTAGTTGGAATCGAAGGACGAATCCAAACAAGAAGTTATGAGAAGGATGGCAGTAAAAAGTACATCACAGAAGTAGTTGCTGAGAACTTCTCGTTATTAGAATCAAAGAAAGTAACAGAATCTAGAAACAATGCAGTTCAACCAATCGAAGAAAGTCCATTCAATGGAGTATCAGACGATGACTTGCCATTCTAATGAATCGAGGTGCAAGTATTTGGAGAGTATAGAACTATTTGATTATCCAGAACTTGATTATAAAGCTACAAAAAAAGCAGTAATGAGAGTGATAGCTAAGTATAAAAATTCATTAAATAAACTTTATTTAAAAAGTGAACCACGAATTACTCCTCAGTACACAATTGTTCCACCTTCATTCTCAAATAGCTTTCATTCCTCGACGGAGGATGCAGCATTGTGGGCAGATACACACGGAAAAAGACATAAAGAATTTGTAGATCGTGTAAACGATGCCTTGAACAAATTGCCAGCTACTAACAGGCTAGTCATATACCGTTCATTAATACAAGAGCAAAGTGATATTAAAATCGGATTGGAAATGAATTATAGTGAGTTCAGAATCAGAGACTTTAGAGTGGAAGGTATAAAATTATTATCTTACGCTTTGGGTGTAGATAAGTACGAGAATTAGAAAAATTGTAGATATTAAAAAAAAAACATTGTGGAGCGAATAAAACCAAAAGGTATAAAATATGTACTGTGGTATCGTGTAGATACAAGGATAGAGATGCGGAAACATCTTTAAAAAGCCAGTCCTGAAAAAGGTGTATCCAAGTTAGCAGCATGGACGACTGCTAACAGTGCCGTGTTGGATGTAGAGTGGTTCGACTCCACTCACGGTAATTCCCCAGATAAACCAACAAAACTGTCAAAGAGCGTGCTGATGAGTACGCTCTTTAGTTTTTAAGAAAGGAAACAGTATGAACTTCGTAGAACCTATTCGAGACCCTGATGACATCCAGGCTATGAAAGATTATCTAAAAGAATGGAACGAACGTAATTACATGCTGTTCGTATTTGGAATTAATCTTGGATTAAGAATCAGTGACATTATTAAATTAAAAGCGAAGGATGTTCAAGGACAGTATGTGAACATCAGAGAGTTAAAGACAGGAAAGATTCTCAAAAGAAAGATGAACAGGTCTTTCCGTAAAGAAGTACAAGAGTACATCAAAGATATGAACCCACATGACTATCTATTCAAAAGCAGAAAAGGAAAGAACAAAGCAATCACTCGTGAAGCTGCTTACTACATTCTTAAAGCTGCAGCAGAAGATATTGGAATAGAGAATGTTGGGACGCATACAATGCGCAAGACATTTGGATACCACCACTACAAGAACAATAAAGATGTAGCCATGTTGATGGTTCTATTTAACCATGCGAGTCCGGATATCACGCTTCGATACATCGGAATCCAGCAAGACCAACAGGATAAATCAATGGACGATTTCTACTTATAGAGCCGTCTAATTTAACATATTGAGAATTTGTAAATTCAAAAAAGAAAAGTTAAATAAACATTATTAAATCAATTGTTTCGAGCGTTGCTCGAATTTAACACAATATAAGATATGATAAATTCAAGAATACCCCGGTACCCTTGAATATTTAATACCCCCACCCCTTTAGAAATGGCGGTACGATAATAAAAACACCCCCATGCAATTAAACCCGGTAGGGTTAAAATGACCCTGCTGCATAAAATTTAAATAAAGGATGAATTGAAATGGTAAGACCAGATAGGATTGGACCACATCGAGTAGCGTTCGAAAAGAATAAGAAGAAGATATTCAAGACGCAGAATGTCTGTGGAATTTGTGGTAAGCCTGTAGACTTCAAGCTTAAGTATCCACATCCATTGTCACCAGTAATAGATCACATTGTTCCAATCAACAAAGGTGGACATCCAAGCGACATAGAAAACCTACAGCTCGCACACTGGACGTGTAATAGGCAAAAATCAGATAAATTATTTAATCAAGCGCGTGAAGTAAAACAAGTCCTCGGGAACCGCAATTTGCCCCAAACAAGAGATTGGGCAAATTACAAACCTGAGTGATAGACCTGAGTGATAGGGGGGAGGGGAACCTACCCTTTGGCTTGGCCGACCTCCCAGGCAGTATTGTACATATTTTTTCGCGCCAAAATTCAAAAAAGGAGAATAAACATGGAATTGAAAGGTAAAGCATATCTCCGTAGGAAGTTAGACGGATATCGCACTGGAGTTCAAACGCGATATAAGTACTATTCTATGGAAAAATTTGATAATACAGACGGAGTTACTATTCCTGCTCAAATTAGGGATAAGTATAAGGCTGTACTGGGATGGGCAACAAAAGCTGTAGACAGCTTAGCCGACAGATTGATTTTCAGGGAATTTGCGAACGATAATTTTAACATCAACGACATCTTCCAGTATAACAATCCAGATATCTTTTTCGATTCAGCGATTTTATCCGCATTAATTGGGTCATGTTGCTTTATCTACGTTTCTAAGGACGAAGAGGGAATGCCTAGATTACAAGTGATTGAGGCAAGTAATGCAACAGGGATTATAGATCCAATTACTAATTTGTTAACGGAAGGATACGCTGTACTCAAACGAGATGATTATGAGAAACCGTTGCTAGAAGCGTATTTCACTCCAAACGAGACGATATTTTATCCAAAAGGAGAAGAGCCGTACTTAATCGAAAATCTAACAGGAATTCCATTATTAGTGCCTATTATTCATAGACCTGATGCAAGTAGACCGTTTGGACGCTCGCGCATTACTAAATCTGGAATTTCTTATCAAAAAACAGCTCAGAGAACAATTGAGCGTTCAGAGATTACTGCTGAATTTTACTCATTCCCTCAAAAATATGCTCTAGGTGTTAGCCAAGACGCAGAATCGATAGAAAGCCTAAAAGCAACTATTTCAAGCTTTATTATGTTCACAAAGGACGATGATGGTGATAAACCGTCTGTTGGACAGTTTACTACTGCAAGCATGACTCCGTTCGTTGAGCAATTAAAAATGGCGGCTTCTGGATTTGCAGGAGAAACGGGATTAACTATGGATGACTTAGGATTTTCTTCTGATAATCCATCTAGTGTTGAGGCCATTAAAGCAAGTCATGAGAACTTAAGGCTCGCTGGGAAGGCTGCACATCGTTCTATTGGGTCTGGTTTGCTAAATGTAGCTTATGTAGCGGTTTGCTTGCGTGATGATTTCAGATACATGCGTAAGGAATTTATGAAAGCAGAAGTTAAATGGGAACCATTATTTGAAGCAGACGCATCCACATTAACTATGCTTGGTGACGGTGCAATTAAAGTAAACCAGGTACTACCAGGATATATCACAGCAGAAACAATTCGCGATTTGACTGGTATCAAAGGAAATATGGAAGCAAAACCAGTTCAAGAAACACAAGAGCAAAAAGTGAAAGTTACTGATGACGCTTCTGACAAGCAAAAGAATAGGATTATTTCAACTTATGAAATAACTTCACTATTAAGCAATTACCAGAAAGGTGTACTTTCAAAAGAAAATGGTATAGCATTGCTCGCTTCAACAGGAATGAGTGAAAAAGAAGCTGAATCCATGTTGAATAATACTAAGGTTGAAGGTAAAGACAATGAATAATTATGATATTTCGTATGAATATGACATTGTACCTGAACTTCTTGATAAAATTAAAGCAGATTTTTTTGGCAAAGCTGAAAAGAGCGCTGAATTAGAGAGATTACTAATTCTTGTTAGAAGTGGTAAAGCTGATTTTATAGACGCTCACGAATTTGCGACTAAATTAGGACAAATTCTATCTGAGGCACTTCAAACTAATATTAGGGGCTCGATTCTTCCTGATGGAAAGATGCATTTTAACATCGCTAGTCGTATTTTGAATGAAACGTTAGATACTAACCACAAGATGGTAAGTACATACGCTAAGCAGGTTCAAGAGATTTTAAACAAGGAGGCTGGTATTGGGTTGAAATCCATCCAGACTCCAATAAACCAAGAAAGAATTAATGGACTAGTAAATCGATTGTCATACGAGGAAAAGTTCGACGATGTGTCATGGATTCTTAAAGAACCTATCGTTAACTTTAGTCAAAACATTGTAGATAATCACATCAAAGTAAACGCAAATTTCCATTTTAAATCTGGATTAAAACCAAAGATTGTTCGAACAACTGACGGTAATTGTTGCGCTTGGTGTAGTAAATTAGCTGGTGTTTACACGTATCCGGGTGTTAACAAGGATGTGTTTAGACGGCATGATAGATGCACTTGCACATTGGACTATCATCCAGGAGATGGAAAAAAGCAAAACGTGTGGAGCAAAAAATGGAGTTCGGAGGACGAAGCGGTTCAGACTCGACAAAGAATTGAAGGATATAAATTACAAGAGATAAAAGACGCTTTGAGCAAAATTGATTTAAATAAAGCAACATCGAATGATATAATTGAAATAGGAAAACAAGTTTCAAATCATTTCGATATCGTTAATCATATCGGCGATAAAGATAAACTGAAATCGATTTTTTCAAATTTTAGAGAGATGGGCGGTTCAGTTTCTAACGATTCTTGGGCGAAAGGTTCTTCAAAAGTCGTTAAAGATGGGTTAGAGGAAGCTTTTTCATATTATCCAAAAGAATGGTCGAAAATCCCTGAAAATCATAATAGAAAAATATTAG